GTTTGACAGGCAGCGGTTCCTGTACTCGAGCGCCATCTGCAACGGCAGCCTCGATGAGGTGCGGCGCGAGGCAACAAGGATGCTGGCCGGGTGGATGGCGCTCGACCGCATGGCGACGACGGCAGGGCATGGGCAGTTGTCCACGGCGGTCTGGGAGCTGACGCTGGAGGACGGCACGGTGGCGGCGATCGTGCAGGACGCCGCCAGAGCCTCACAGGTGGCCGCAGAGGGCAGGAAGGTGGCAATCTATACGCTGGAGGAGATTGGGCGGCTCCTGACCCACTACAGGGCCGTGGTGGCCGCGAAATTGACCTATCCGGGGGCGACGGTGACGCGGGTGAAGGCCGAAATAGACGACCCCACCGACGCGATTGTCGATGGGGTCGTACTGGGCGACAAGATGGACGATCCGATCCCCGACATGACCTAGACGGGGAGGGCGTCGATCGCCTCCGCGTGCTGCTCGATTTCCTTGCGCAGCGCGTAGACCAGCATGCGGCGGTCCATCCAAGCCTTCTTCGCCGGTTCCAGCTGGCTGGGGTCGCGCTGGTAGTCGCGGCCATGGGGGGCAGCCTCGCCCATGGCCTCGAGCAGGACGCGGATGGCGCCGACGACGGCAAGCTGCTGGCTGACCAGCTCCTGCTTGTTGGTGCCGTTGAGGCTGACCTGCGGCAGGACTAGGGCTGGGCTGCTCATTTGCCGGTGTCTCCGTTGCGGGCGCTGACGCGCAGCGAGCGGACGGTGGTCGTGGTGGTGTGGGCGCGAATGAACTGGTCCGACAGCTTCTCGCGCACGGCCTTCATGTCGAGGTTATCGCGGTCGCTCTGCGAGATCGAGAGCCGGAACAGCTCGCCCTCGTAGGCGCCGGGGGTGAGATCCGCGAGAGCATCCTTGAGCGCCTTCTCCTTGGCGGTCAGGTCAGCGATCTGGGCCTTGATGTCGCCCAGAGCGTCGATGGTGGCGGAGAGGTTGGACTTGGTCATCATGTTGGCAGTTCCTTGTGATGGTTACGATGCGGGAAGAATAGGCCAGCTCGACACGGGTGTCAAGCTGGCCGGTTAAAACTATTTCACGGCGACCCAGAACTTGCCCACCGGGTCAAAGTGCGTGTGGGTCTGCTTCCAGCTGTCGAAGCGATCCTGCGACAGCTTGAGGTCAGAGCGCAGGGCGTCGATGCGGCCCTGCGTTTCGCGGATGGCGCGGTCCTTGAGGCCGTCCCATGTGGTGCTGTCGAAATAGATTTGCAGGGCCTCGTCGCGCTTGGGGTAGTCGGTCTTGTTTTCGCGAGCCGCGTTGCATGCGGCGTGATGCTCCGCGATCTTGCCTTTGCCTTCGCGCTTGAGCGCATCGAATGCCTTGCGCGAATAGAAGCGGGTCTCGTTCCTGCGGGTGCGCTGCACCGTGCGGTAGCTGCTGTTGTCCCAGTACGGCTCGCAGTCAATCTCGATCGAGAACGCGAGCTTTACTTTTTCGGCGCGGATGTTGACGAGGTTCTCGCGGGTCTCTTGCAGCTCGTGCTCGAGCCGCACGATCAGGTCCGCGAGGCGCTCGCGATCGACCTCGAACGGCAGGTAGGTGGCTCCCATGCAGCTTGCAGTCTGCCAGCCGTAGCCGGGGCGCTCGTAGCCGTGGTGGGCTATTTTGCCCCTTTGGGCAAAAATTTGGCGACCGCAGCACTGGCAGGTCATCGACTTGGCGGTCTTGGCCGCCTTCTCCGCCGCGATTTCGACTTTGCGCTTGGCGCGGTAGGCCTTGCGCTCTTGCCAAGTCATTCTGGAGAGGACGTTGTAGGCCATGTGAATTACTCCGGTTTCGTGGTTTCGATATGATGGATATAGGCCAGCCTGACACCCCTGTCAAGCTGGCCTATTGGTCACCAGCCAAATTTGCTGGCGCAGACCGGGCCGATGCCCTTGAGGCGCCACTCGCTCCGCAGGGTGGCGTTGCAGACGCAGCAGATGCCGGTCTCTTGCCCGTAGACCTTGGCGGCCTCCGCCGGGTCCGCGACGAACTTGAGGATCTGCTCCTGCTGGGCGGCGGAGCAGTTGCCGGTGCCGTAGAACTTGCCGTTGGCGATCTTGCCGAGGTAGTTGCCGTCGCCTTTGACGTAGAGGGCGCCGGGATTGGCGGAGGTGGCCTTGGCCGGGCTGATGGTCATGCCGCCGATGGTGATCTTGGGGTTTCGCACGGTCAGGCCCTTGGCCTTGGCTGCGGCGAAGGCTGCCGCCTTGTCGAAGGCCTCCTTCAGGCGGTCGATGCCAGAGGTATCGACGACGGGCGCGGCAGCCTCACGGGCGGCGTTGCGATCGGCGTCCTTGGCGATCATGCGGCTGATCGCAGCCATCTGGTTGTCGGTCAGCGAGCCGTATTTGTGGAGGCTGTCCCAGAGCGAGGCGGCAAAATCGAAGGAGCCGCGCTTGGCCTCGAGCCATGCGAAGGCTGCCGGGTTCTCTGCCTTCCAGACGTCGCTGGCCGCCAGCACCGCGACGGCGTCCTGCGCCTTCTTCAGCGAGGAGCGGTCACGCGCCTTGGCGCGATCGTCAGCCGAGGTCTTGAAGGTCTTTTTGCCAGCGCCTTTGCAAGCAAAGCAGTTGCCCATCACGCGGCCAGACCAGCTCACGAAGCGGCCAGTGCCGTTGCACTTGGGGCAGGTCTCGATGTGATCCTTCTGGACGTAGGAGGCCGGGGGCTGCTTCAGCTCAGAAGCTGGCTTCATCGGGCGTCCGATCAGGTCCGAGAGGTCGTCGTCAAAGTCATTGCCGTTGGTCATTGGTAGCTCCTTGGTTGAGCCTCATATATAGGCCAACCAGACCCCCCTGTCAAGCGGTCAAAATCGGCCATTTTGACCCCCCTGACAGCCTGTTGACAGCCCTGTCGGGGAGGCCTAAATAGGGTGCTGGTTCACAACAGAAGGAGACCATCACAATGTTTGCGGTAGCAGGAGGCATCCTCGTCGCGGTGCTCGTCCTGATGATCCTTGCGTGCATCTTGCAGGAATTGTCGGGGCACACGCTATGAGTGACAAAAGCTGGCAGCATCAGCGCGAGATGACGCCGACGCAGTACAAGCGCATCATCAAGGAGCTTGGCATGAGCCAAGCTGGCAGCGGGCGCTTTCTGGGTTTCTCGGAGCGCACCGCCAGACGTTTCATCAGCGGTCAGGCCATCATACCGCCAGCAGCTGCGTTGCTGCTTCGCGCCATGGTGGTTCACAAGGAGGTGCCGATCATCCCGTCTTGGGAGCGGTAGTCAGGTCTCGCGTTGACCGCACCCTGAGAGGGCGCGTAGTGTCCGATGTCGGGCGCCACGCGCCCTCTCTGCATTTGAGGTGAAGCATGGCCGGTCTCAAGATCACGCGCGAGATCGCCGCGATGCGCGACGAACTCAACGCAGCTCTGGCTGTCGCGGTGCTGACGGCGACAAAAGAAATCGAAGCGATACGAACGGACGGAACGCGCCAGCTCGATGAGCTGCGACATCGCGTCAGCGATCTCGAGCAGAGTGTAGTGCAGTTTGGTCACGAGCTGCGGGGGCTGCACGATCGGCTGACGATGGTTGCGGGGAGCGGGAATGCGATGCCGACTGAAAACAAGTAAATGGCGAAAGCGCCAGCAGATCTGAGAAGTTTGGCGCGAGCGCAGACCGAAACGTGCGTGCGCGTTCTCACTGGCATTGTGCGGCAGAAATCTGCGTCAGCATCTGCACGCACACAAGCCGCTGGTCTGCTGCTCGATCGCGGATGGGGACGAGCGCCGCAGCCGGTGACCGGCGAAGAAGGCAAGGCGATCGAGATCATTATCCGAAAGATGATCGGCAATGACGACGACGATAAAAGTTGATGTGCCGTTTAACAACTGGCACCCGCGCCCGCACCAGAAAAAGTTGTGGAATTTTTTATCGCGTGGCGGCAAGCGGTCGATGGCGGTCTGGCATCGCCGCGCTGGCAAGGACGAGGTGTGCTTACATCACACCATGGTGGCGGCGATCGAGCGCGTGGGAAATTACTGGCACTGCTTGCCGGAATACAATCAGGGACGCAAGGCGATCTGGACTGCGATCAACGCACACACCGGCAAGAGGCGCATCGATGAAGCATTCCCCATCCAGCTGCGAGCAAACACCAACGACAACGAAATGTTCATCCGCTTTGTCAACGGTTCAACGTGGCAGGTCGTTGGTTCCGATCGATACGACGCGACAGTCGGCGCATCGGTCGCTGGCATTACCTACAGCGAGTGGGCGCTCAGTAATCCCAGCGCGTGGGCCTACCACCGGCCAATGGTCGAGGAGAACGAAGGCTGGGCTGCGTTCATCACTACTCCCCGAGGACGCAATCATGCGCTCGCCATGTTTCAGCATGCAACTCAATCGCCCGAGTGGTTC